TTATTCTGCAACTTCTTGATTACCGTTTTTAATTTGATGTAATTCTTCTAAAGCATCATCTAACATTGCTTGTACCATCACTTTATCCGATAATGCCATCATAAGCTGTTGTTGTAGTAATGACACTTCTTTTTCTAGATTACGATTTGGTTTTATATTATTATCCATTTAACTTATCCTCCAATATTTTTAGTCTAGATTTTAACTCATCGTTCTCAAATGCTAGTTCTTGAATCGCTTTAGTATTCCACCATAAAACTTCAGATCCGTTGTAACCATCACCGTTTCGCCACTCAATTGGGAATTTATCGTCTTTAGAATTTTCTCGAAGGACTACACCATGATGTATTAATTTATCATCTTCATGGTTAACTTTATACTTATGCAACTGAAGTTCTTCTTTGTAAATATCAAGTACGTTATAGTTCCATTCCTCAATATCATGCTTAAACTTCTCGTGTGACATAGCGTTCCATTCTTTAAAGCTAATGTTTGCCCACTTATCTGTCGTCCCTGTCATAGTGAACCTTACTTCATTACCACTTGATGGACGCAAGTATAAGTGACCACCGTTGATATGACCGTTGTAATCTATAAATGGTGCATATATGCCATCTGAACGGAAGTTTGCATAAGAAGTTTCGCCACCATTATTATAGGTGGCTCTTAACTCCCCACCCGGTTTTGGTCTGATATAGAAGTGAGCACCACTAATTTCATTATTCGCATCAACGGTTGCAAAATAGCCTTTATCAGCACGAACGCTCTTGTAACCACCATCAAGTAAACCATCTGACATGATTCTCAACTCGCTACCATCAATCCCAATATAACCATTAGCTTTTAAAGGGAATTTAATCGCTAGTGTTCTCAGTGGTCTATAAGAATAACTTCCGATAGCACCATCGCCTGGTATACCATTCATATCAACGATACGTGCTTCCCCTGTAGGTGCTGCACCTAAATAAACGTTACTTACAGACGTTCCTACAGCAGAAGTTGTTACTAATGTTGGTGTTAAACTAAATCGTAACGAGCCACCATTATTAAAACTTTGAATACCATCCAAACCAATGTTCATACGAGCACCACTATCACGATTCATTGTGATTGATCCGTTCTCAATATTGACACTAGCCTGTTTATCTTTAGCTTGTAATGTTCTCGCTGTAATTCCAATCGCATCAAGATATTCAATAGTTGCTTTCTTACTAAATAGCTTAGGGATATAGGCATCAGTGATTGTAGTTATACCGTTTTTGATAATGACATCTCCATCATTCATATCAATCACTTTAGCGTTTAGCTTGATACCACTTGAGCCTACACTGAAATTTGTAATGTTTCCGTTTTCATCATACGTAAATTGATGCCCTGTCGAAATACTATTGATGTATTGTGATAATGTTTGATTTAAAGTCTTACTGCTCGTATTAAACACCTGTTGTGATACTTCTTGTGAGATTTTCTTACCGTCTTGAATGATTTCAGTTTTCATCGTAGTAAGTTTCTGGTCTGTATTCTGTTCAATCGCTTCTATGCCACTGTTATACTCAGTAAGTGTTACTCTATCTGCTATCTGATTAGACAGCTGTTGTCTTTCACTATCAGCACTATTCAGTCTTTGTACAACATTTGCTTGGTCTGTTGTATAAGTAGTTTGAGAAACTTTAGTCTTCATCTCTTTATCAAGTTGTTCAATAGAACTTTTAGTACTATTCACATCTGTTTTAATAGGTTGTAGATTTGAATTTAGTAACTGTTCCGTTTCAGTTTTACTATAGACAGTTCCAAACTTTTTATTAGTAGCAGTTAAACCACCTTCAACTGTTTCCACTTTTACTTTTACATCATTAATAGATTTATCAATGTCTTCTGGAGCAGGTGTATAATCTGTTGCTTTATTTCCTTTTTCAAGTTTTAAATTGTCATACGTTATCTTCTTACCAATCGCAGTACAATCTAACGCAAAGTTAGGGTTAGTTGTTTTAGAGGTAAATGTAATAGATACTCTTTTTTTTACTCCTGCTTTACCTATAAACATAACCATACTTGCATCTGTAGAATGTAATCTAATTTCTGTGTCTACCTCTGGTGTTATGTCTAAAGATAATGTATAAGTTTCACCTATAATTATGGGAGAATACATATTGGTGTTATACCAAGTATAAACGGATACAATCTTATCGCTAGAAGGTGTAACAGTCCAAGATAAGTCTGGATTTTGTGTTGCTAATCCTAATCCAGTATTATTCTGAAACATTTTTATATTTTTAGAATTTTTTAATAAATTTCTTCCACCAATTTCAATTCCATCAACTTTACTATTTACCTCAGCAAACTTACGTGTAAATTCATTCTTCGTGTCAACAATTTTTGCATCTACAGACTTACCTATCTTAGTTTCAAGTGCGTTATCTTGATTATTGACGAATAGTTTTAAATTATTAACGATACTGTCTAGTTTATCTTGATTAGGTATGTCAGAAGTTAAGGTTTTAGTATCAGCGTTCCATTTTCCGTTCGGCAAAGTCTTTGCTACCGTTTCCATCGCATCAGAAAACTTTTTCTCTGTATATTGCGATTGTAAGATTTGTAATCGCTTCAATAGAAAAATTTTAGCGCCTTCTTTAGCTATCACAAATGATTTAAGAGATAATCTGTAAGCATTCATCTTATTTTGAAGGTCTACTAGCTTAGTAGCATTAATCGTTCTTTCGTCAGCACTTTCAAGTGCATCTTTTATAGTGTTACTTAGGGATTCAACATTCTGTGCCTTTAATAATAAGTCGGCTCTCACTTCATTATCGACTAAGTATTCACTATTTAAAATCTGATTAACTTCATCTAACAGATTGCTTTGATGTAACTTTAAATCTTCAAATGTTATTTTGTAATCATTTAAAACCATTACATCCCTGTTAATGCCACCCGTCTGTCTGTCAATAATACCAGGTACTGTTTTATTGATAATCAGATTTGTATTCTTTATACTCCGCTCTTTTTCAAGCTCAGCATATCCAAGTTCCCTCTCTCCAAATGAAACTTCTTTATCATATGGTTTAAGCAAGTCTACCTTAATACTGATAATCTTTAAAACTTCATCTATATTTAATGGAGGGCATATAACACGATGTTTGTTGTAAATCTTAAACTCGTCTGGGTCTAATTTTAAGTACGATAGATCCAAAGCATCTAAAGAAAGAGAAATTCTAGCCTGCTTTTTTTCGTGCTCCTTAATCCAATCTTCTGCTGCTTTTTTTAAAGTTTCTGGTGTATGTTTATCATCAAAAGTTACAGTGCCAGTCTGAATGCCAAATAACTTAATTAATTGCGGTATATCTATATAAGGACTTCCATTGTTAACTTCAGCAATCGTTAGCTTGATTTCGTCTCCATTAGCTGTCTCGGAGCTTGCACCTAAAGGCTTCAATCTTGTAATAACCTCAGACGCATCAAATTTCTTCTGAATGCTCTTTAAGTTCTTACCTATTTTTATGACGGTATTCGTTAAGTTCCCTGTTTCCTTTAACCAATGGACCAAAGTGACATCATTGGTCGGTTCAAATATAAATGTCCCGCCATACTTTTCCTTTAAATCCATTAACGTTTCATACGTATCTTTATCATCAGATCGTTTAAAATATTTCAACTCTTCATTGTAGTTTTCGTCCGATGGTATGATATTTTTTTCAACTGTAACGTTACCAACCTTAAAATGCTTATAAGCTTCACTTTTCAGTTCATTATTGTGATGAGCGATAACTTTCTTAAGATTTTCTACTGGCATTTTATCAAACTCAAATGAATAACTTTGTATCGAATCCTTAAGATAAGCTTCGGCACCTTCGAAGATAAGTTCATGTGTAAAAAGACCAGAATCAGTCATTTCTGATTCTGGTGATAAAACTCTTCCTTTAAATTCTATTACATCTGTTTTTTCATTTATTATTTCGATTAAAGTATTGTAGGGTTGTATAAACGTTGTACTATTTTCTACAAAGTCATGTACAGGAGATATAGAAACAGAATCAATTCCATCTTCTTGTTTCTGCATGCTGGCACTTCTCAAAAGTTTTATATCCTTCTTTACATCCCATACTACCTTTTGATTATCATTTGTAGCGTTAGACAGTATGATTTTGTACATTAAATCACCAACTTTCCTGTAAGTGACACTTTTGCTTTAGGATCACCTGTAAATATTAATTTTAAATCAAATCCGTAGGGGGTTATATCAAATTCAAAACTGCTGCACCTCATATTGAATTCCAATCCTGGATAGAATTCAGAAATAAACTTATTTTTAGGTTTGCCTATTAACCACTCTTTCAGGTAGTTTATGTGCTTAGTACGTTTTTCATAGTCGTTTATATAACACCTAGAGTCCATTGTTATAATACGTTCATTATATGTTGGTTCTCCATATAAAAAAGAGAAATCATATTCACCATCCATAAAAGGTATGGTTTCTTTGATTTCTCTCATCTGTGGTGTAGGAAAAGTATAGTCATACACTTCCAAAGACAATTCGCTTGAATGCTTATCATAAATAGTAAATCCCGCTTTAAGTCTATCCACCATGTCTTACACCTCGTTTCCCAAGTTCCATAATTCTAGCAAGCTCCTTATCTATATGAGGTGCAATCTGTTTACCGACTGCCTTACCGTCCATTTGAAGTACAGTATCTCTTTGAGCTATTGCTCTTTGAATTTCTTTCTGTTCTTCTAGTAGCTGAATCATTCTTAATGTAAGGGCATCGTCTTTAGTGAATCCAAGCTTATCCCCAGTGTCTTTCCAAATCTTTTGTTGTTGAACACGTTGCGATGGATCATGACTGATAATCGATTCTGCAAAGCCACCCTCTGCAATCCATGCTATTTGAGGGATATTTACAATACCACCCTTAGCATATCCTGGTATCTTAAGCTTTCTTCCAGCGTAAATCATATCTGATTTTAAACCATTCAATTTCTTGATAGCAGATACAGATGTATGATATTTTGCTGCAATTCCACCTAATGTGTCGCCCCATTTAATATTATGAGTTCTTGTTTTTTTAGGTTTTGCTTTAGGTGTCACCTTGGATTTAACCTTTGATGCTACAGTCTTCTTAACAGGGGATTTAGGTTTTGCCTTAGGTTTCGTTTTAGGTTTAGCAGTCAAATAGCTAGTTGCTCGACTTTGTAAAGATGTCTGTTGTTTCTTGATTGATGCAACTTCTTTATCTTTAGCTTTAATTTCATTGTCGTAACCAAATCGTGAATGTTCATTTGAAAGATTGTTAACATAGCTAATTACTTGTTTCTGTAACTTATTAACTTCAAGAACATTCTTCTTACCTCCACCGACTAAAGTTTCTACACGAGGTATAGCCGATTCAATACCACCTGCAAGAATTTCTCTTAAGATTGTAGGATCTAATCCCATCTTTCTTAACTTCGTAACGTTTGCTGCAAACTTCTTCATTCTGTTAAGTCGATACTTCATAAATGCTACAAAGTCTCTTGATGTATTACCTTTTGCCGCTTCAAAGTCTGCATATCCACGATAAGAATCTCTTATACTATCTCTAAACGACATTTTCGCTTCTGTTAATGCATTGCGCTCTTCATTTTTCTTATTAAGTTGATTCTGTAGTCGTTGTTTCTGTTTGACTAAACTATTAAGAAAATTAGTTTTCAATACTTCGCTTTGTTTCAACTTCTTCAAACTGTTGATTTGTGCTTGATATGCAGCAATATCTGCACGTGCATTGTTTGCTACTTTGTTATTAGTAGCACGCTTAATTTTATTTTCAAGCGAAGATATTTTTCGTTGATGTGCTTTGATATCTTTCTTATATTTAGCAATAAGTTTTTTGTTTGAAGTCTTTTTAATCTTGCTATTGAGGGTAGCGATATTATTCTTACGGTTTTGTATCTCTCTGCTTGCACCTTTAATTTCAGCAGATTTAGAAGATTTTACAATCTTATTATTTAGAGTTGCTATCTTACCTTCATTTGCTGCAATGACTGAATTTATCTTCTTGTTAATTGCATTAAGATTAGCTTGCATCTTCTCGACAGGCAACTTACCAATATTCTTCATGTTGGCCATGATTAAGTTACCGATAGCAATATCTTCTTTACCAGTAACTTTACCGCTCGTTTTACCTCGTTTAGCGATGGCACTACCTGTGTTATACATACGTTGTGCTTTACTTAATGCCTGTACTGTTGCTTTATGCGTCTTCGATTGTTGTGATACATTCTTTTTTAATCCTGTAATAGCACCTGTTAATTTAATAATCTGACCAGGATAGATTAAATGATTTTTAATACCATTTAACAGTTGCAACGCTTTTACTGTAGTACCGTTTTTACGACTAATATCCCATAGCGTATCTCCCCATTTCACTTTATGAGTAGATGGTTTTTTAGTACCTTTGGCATATCGCTTAGGCTTTCCATTGACCATTCTGTCAGCTAAAGCGATTAACTCATTTGCTCGTTTTTTACGCTTAGGAACAGTAGGAATTACAACCTCTTTACCTTCTTCGCCACCACGGTAAATAGAATCTTTAGGAATGATACCGCCATTCGCATAACCACCGCGCCATGTACCAGATGCCATACCCGGAATGTTAGTTACTGTTCCGTAACGAGACTTAATCCATTTGATTGAAGCAGTAATGTTATTAATAGGATTCATCATACCTTCAGTTGTTCCCATCAAACCTCTGTATGTTTGAGGAGTTACCTGCATTAATCCACGCGCTTCATTTCCACCTGTATTAACATCAACATAACCATTTTGAACAGCTGCAGGATTAAAACCAGATTCGTATTTAGCAATAGTTTTAAGGTAAGGGGCCCATGAATCAGGTACACCTGTCCTTTTAATAGCACTTGAAATCCAGTTTGATATATTACCAGGCGCTGAAACACCTTTGAGTATTCCTGCACCACCGCCGCCTTTACCTTTCAAGAATTGTACAGGGTCAATCGTATTTCTGTTTGTAAGTTCTGACGACGCCGGACTTTCTACTTGATAGTGTAGATGGGCGCCTGTAGTCCAAGCTCCACTATTACCAGACTTAGCAATCGCATCGCCTTGTTGGACTGGTCCGGTCTTCAATACTTTTGATAAATGCAGGAAGTATTGCGCGATTTTACCTGATAATAAACGTGCTACCATACCGCCACCATGGTTTGATTGTTGTTCAACTGTCCCGCTAGTTGGTGCGTGAATAGTAGTTCCTGATGGTATACCTAAGTCGATACCATAGTGTCGTCCACCATTGAAAGAAGTAGGATATCCTGGCACTGCAGCATTAGGACTATATGGTGTTGTCATCGGCCATCCAAGAATTTCAGTACCGTCTGCATTACCACCTGTTACTTCATCTATCCAACCTGTAACTAACTTTACAGTTTGTTCTTTTAGCTTCTTATAAGCACTTAACATCATTTCGCCAGGTAATCCAGCAATACCACTAAAGTCTACACCGAATTTTTTCATCGCAAGATCTACTAATTTACTAGGATTTTCAATGTAATCCATAATGTCTCCAGCGATTTCTGCACCAGCTCTAGTCGCTTTCTCAACTTCTGCACCTTTTTCAGCAGTATAATCAAGTGCCTTCCTAGTATTCTTTGCACCAAACAGTTTAGTCGAACTCGTAACTGCATTACTAGTCGCTTTAACAAGCATTCCCATGCCAAAGCTACCATCTTTTTTAGTACCTTTAGAATAGTATTTCATATTATCTAAAATAGGTTCGGTTTCTTTATTACTATAGACGTGTGTTCCTTTAGGCATCCAGAACGTAGTTTCTTTCTCGAATAATGCTGTACGTCCGTTCGGGAACTGAACAATTTCTCTTGTGCCTTTTCCGTTACCTGGACCTTTATCTCCTACAGTTGCCCATCCATCTTCAGGATGTCCTCCGGTACCTGTAGAATATTTACTAGCATCAATTTTAGATAACGGTTTACCCATTCCTAATTTATCAGCTACCCAGTTTACGCCATCAATCATGGAATTTAGTCCACCAACGACTTTATCCTTTAGACCAGACGCCATCTTTTTACCTGTTTCAATGACGGAATCTTTCATACCGATCACGCCATCTTTAATGGACTTAATCCAGCCTTTTACACCATTCCAAGTGTTTTTAAATGCACCAACGACACCGTCTTTTAATCCAACTGCTGCATCTACCGTTGTTTTCTTTATAGACACCCAAGAATTATAAAGTCCTGATTTTAAATTCTTTATGATATTCATTGAACCTGTCCACAGATTCTTGAAAGCACCAATGACGTTTTTCGATACTTTTGTTGAAGTATCCCATATAAATTTACCGAAATTCTTAAATAAATTGAGGATACCTTTCCACATGGATTTAAAGCTGCCTGCAAATAACTTAGCGAAGGCTAAACCGCCTTTAAGCAGTTTTCCATAGAATAATAATTGGACACCGTTCCAAATTAACTTTATTGCTCCGGAGAAGATATTTTTAATACCCTCCCACATTTTTCTAAAGTCTCCGGTAAACAATCCACTAAAGACTTGAATCAAGCCTTTAATGACTTGAAGGCCGCCTTTTATTACACCTTGGATGTTCTTCCATATTGAAACTATGATACTTTTAACAAGTGGGAAGACAAACTTAACGACAGCAAGTATTCCATTAAAGATATTCTTCACTGCTTGAAGTAGCTGTTGGCCATCAGGGCCTGTAAAGAACTTTTTAATTGATCCTAAGTTATTCATAACAAAGGAACTTACTGCCCGTCCTGCAATTGACAATTGTTGTTTTAACGTATTGAACCAATTTATGATGTTATTTGCTTCTCCGTTACTAAACCCTAACTTTTTAAGTATATTAACTTGTTTTCCACCAGTTAGTTCCTTAATCAATTTACCAATAGTACTAAACCCATTAGCCATATCTTCAATGATTTTGATACCGCCTTTCAAACCTTTATTAGCGATATCTAACGCAGGTCCACCATAAGAAGCAAGAAAGTCTTTCCAGGTGTTTTTCAATTGAGCTAAATTCTTTTCATAGCTATCTGCTTCTTTTACACCTTGACCAAGTACACCGGCTGAAGTATGTTGTCGTATTGATTCTTGTACTTTTAGCTGTTCCTGTTGAGTAACACTTAACTGCTCCCATTTCTTACCGTATTTTTCTTGAGCTTTATCATTAAGCATTGTTTGAGACAAGTTAATCATAACTGTATCTGCAGAATCGTATTCGCCTTTAATAACAGCCATCATACGTCCAGTTGATTCTTCAATCGATTCATTAGCAAATGCTGAACCGTCAACAGTACGTTCTAACCACATTTTAGAAGTTTCGTATGCATCTTGTTCGTTTAATCCTTTCGATTTAAGTATTGCTTGATATTGAAGCATCGACTTCTTTAATTCGTTAGGATGCACATTATACTTCTGAGCCATCTCTCCAAGATACTTATCAGTTGTATTCTTCATTTTGCCCATAACTTGTTCGTACTGAGAGTTTAATGCTTCGATTTCAGCAGTAGATTCAACTATCTTCTTTGTAAATTCCGTTATGCTTACAGTAGCTAATGCACCTGCAATAACAGGTCCTAATCCTTTAAATGCACCTTTCAAGCCACCAACTGAACCAGTTGCACCATCAATGTCTTTAGAAATATTTTTAGTAGACTTAGATAGATTTGCATCATCTCCAACGTTCCTAAGTTTTCTATCGAGTTGTTCAGCACGTTCTTCGACTTTACCGAATGCTACATTAGCACTCATAGACATCGATTCAAAATCAACATCTTTAATATTCTTATTTATCTGATCAAGTGTGTTATCTGCAACCTTACCAGTTGATTGTAATTCTTTTTTAGCTTTATTGAGCTCACTATTGAGCTTATTAAAATCAACATTATCATCTGTTTTCTCAAGTGATTTACTTGTCTTCTCAACATCTTTTTGTAGTGCTAGTAAATGCTTGCCTGCTTCTTTCGCATCATCAGGTAGTCCTTCAAGAAACTTAACATCATTCAGCTTATTCATATTGCGCTCTACACTGTTAACATTACGAATAACAGTTTTAAATGTATCACGTGAATTTGCATCTAAAGACTTCCAATCAACACTCTTAATTTCCTTTTGAAGTGATTGCATCGTCTCTTTATTGATATTACCTGTATCTTTAAATTCCTTTTGAGCCTTTTGTAATTCAGCCTGCAACTTCTTAGTGTCGAAGTCTTTACCCGTTTCAGATAAACGCTTGTCAAATGTCTTAAGGGAATCATCTATAGTCCCAAACGCTTTATCCATACGCTTTGTTGATTTTTCGGCCACCTTTGGCAAATTATCAAAGTTTTGTTCAAGTATCTTGAACTTATTCAACATCCCATCTACAGACATCGTAAATTTAGTGCCTATCTCTTGTATGTTAGCCATATTATCCTCCTTTCCTTATATATTCATTTAAATAATTAATTAAGTTTGTAATGCTTTTAATTGTTCAAGCTGCTCGAAGTTCCACTCTAATTCTTTAGGCATTTCTAGCGCTTTATTTTTTTTCATAGGATCAATACCTTCGATAAATTGATTCTGTCTTTTAACATCATCCTTATCTTGTGCAGGATTCGCATTAATACGTGATAAGTGATTCATATATAAGTCCCATTTCTTCGCTTCTGCTTGTTGCTCTTCCTGTTCAATAATGATAATTAAATAAGCTAACGCTTCTTCAAGTGGCATATCAATGATTTCTGATCTTCCACCTAATTTATGCGCTAGCTTATATACAAGAGCATCTTCAAGCTCATAACCACTTAGTTCACTGGACTTAGAGTCGCTTGAGTAACTTTCTCGCCCCATTTGAGACTCTTCTGAAAACTTTTCGTAGACTTTTTTACACGTTCAACAACCTTAGCTAAGTCATTAACTTCTGCAATTGCATCTACCACATCAAAGAATGTATCCATCTCTTGAAGTTTTAATTGATCAGGATGCACATCGGATAGGATTGAAATCAGTTCTAAAGCACTTTCAGGCGCAACCTCTAATAATAATCCGATTGATCCAGCTGAATCCTTAACGAACTGAGCTGACAATGCACTTAATAAATCTTTAGTATCCATATCTTCTTCTACCGTATCGAATAACCCTACTAAAGCACCGTTGATATTTTCATCAGCATTTAGTTCATTGATTAACGTTTTTAAAACTTTAGTAATAGCAAAGAACTGATATGGTCGCATCGCTTTGATTACTACTTCTTTTTTACTATCGTCTTTTAATACACCTTTTTCATTAACGTATTGAGTGATTAATACTTTTACTTCGTTTGTCATGTTTTATTCCTCTTTTCAATTAATTATTTAAATAAATATAGAAATAACCCTACTAGCATAAGTAGGGCTATATTGTTATTAAGCTGTAGCTTGTCCGATTTGGAAGAAGTTGTTTGGTTGACTCATATCAAAATTATCTTTAGGATAAGCTACGAATTCTAAATCAAATTTACCTTGTTCATTTTTAAATGCTCGTTCAAATCCTGATGTAGATGCAACTTTATAGATAACGATGTCCATAGATTTATCTTCAACTGGTAATTGGCGTGGGTGAATCTCCATTTTTACTCCACGATTTCGGTTAGATGAACCTAGTGGACCATCTGTAATCCCAATCAATTTTGACCCTGCACTATCCTTAATAGCATGTGCACCGGCCATCGCCAATTGAATCAATTCTAGAGTTTCTTGAGATACAGTCATTTTAACTTTTACTTCCCAACCGACAACTCGATTGTCGATATCGTTTTCACCAGTATCTTCAAATTGAATTTCTTTAAACTTAGGTTCAATAGTAAGAACCCCACCTTCTGTTTGTAAGAAGCTAGTACCATCTCCTGTTGCTTTACCATCAAAGTTGATGACTTTGCTGTCTGTACCTGTCAATTTAAAATTAGCCATACCGAACATGATGCTTTCATCAAATGCACTCATATAATTTATTCCTCCTGTTTTTTTGCATAAAAAATAGACATCGTTTCAGATGTCTAAATATGCTTTAGTTTTCAATTCTTAAAGTTGTTCTAAAGTTAATGCTATACTCCATCACATTATCCTCTACACCTATTCTAAGTGGCTCAGACAACGCTTCGATGAAGTAAACATGTATTACATTGTTTTGCTCGTTAATTAACCAATCGCTCTTCTTATGGAGCAATGCATAGACTTTAAAAGCTATGTCTTTGCACCTATCAAAATCGCTTGATCTGATATAGATTTGATAGTGCGGATATTTCGTTTCATCGTCATATATACCAGGCTTTTCTCCACCGTCTGAATATACTGTACCTGTATTGTCGCCCAACGTACGGTAGTCGACTGACCAAGTAAGCCCGGTTGTATTTTCTCTTAACAGATTCATGATTGACTCTTGTATCATCAGTCTAACCCTCCAATACTCGCGCTAGAATTCTTTCGCACATTATATTCCAATCGTCTTCAGTAACTTTAACTGCATTAGTAAGATACTTTCTTCCCGGCTTATATCCATTGACATTCGGTTTGTTACGCGTGTTCTCTCCACGTCCATTTTTATAGTATTCAGGGTACTTAACACCTCTTTGATACTTAGGTCTAACACCTTTACCTTCTGGCTGCTCATGAACTCTCAGAGCGTATTTCATGTTAGTACCTATAATAATCGAGAATGTTTTACCTTCTACAATAACCTTAGAAGAATTAATAGAATCTTCTAAGTCTCCTGAATCACGTGGAGCAAGTGCTTTTGCGACTTCTTCTACTCTTAATCCAAACTTACCGAGTTCTTGAATAACGATCTTAGTAAAGCGTTCATCAAATTTTTTGAAGTAACTTTGCAGTTCTTTGTAATTATCATCAAATTCAAATTTGAAGTACTCATCGGCCATCAACAAACACCGTCCTGAAAAGTACGCGTGAACCTGTAACGTTAGTTGCTTCCTCGTAAGAGATAACTTTACCTGTACCATCGTTACCATCCATATCGATATAACTGATTTCTTCTCCTTCTTTAACAATCATTTGAGAAGGTACATCAATCTCGATGTTAGTATTTGTTTCAGTACCATTTGCTGTAATAATCAAGTTAGACTTACGTCTGACACGAGCTCTAGACTCTACTCTTTTCGTTAAAGGCCTTCCGTATTTATCAGTCGTAGGTATACCATGTTCATTCAGAACCGCTTTATTGACTAAAACTCTTTGATTCATTGGAGGTCTCATTATATCAACCTCCCTGTTCTACCTAAGGAAGTCTTTCGTTCCTCAGCTAGTATTCCGTCTATAATCGCTAGTAGTGATGGAGATAGCTTTTCATGATTGAATACGACTTTAACATCTTTAACTGTATAGTCTTCAACGTTATGGCGCTTAAGCACTCCAAAGCCTTCTTCTTCCGCTTCTAACTTGTAATCAAGTTGCAGATAAACCATTCTCGGCGTTAACTCGATGCCAGGAAAGTAATCCTTAATATCTTGAATGGCCGAAAATAAATACTTCGGTAAGTCTTCACTTGGTACTTCATTAATATAATCAGGCAATGGCATGATGTTCATGTATGCCATTGTGCCATCGATTAATGATTGATGTTGTTCCAATGTTTCCATAACATCACACCTTTACATTATTCTGCTGCTTCTTCTAATGCTTTCACGTAGTCAGCTTTTACTGCCCCATTTTTACCTGTAGCAACGACTTCAAGGCCTTTTTCTTCAACTAGTGCTTTAAGCTCTTCTACATCTAAATCTTTATAAGATTTTTCAGTTGTTTCAGTCGCATCTTCAATTGTCACTAAGTCTTTCACGTTCTCATACTCTTCTTGAGTAAGGTCTAAAGACTGTCTAAAATAAGCTTGCCCTTTATGAATTACTGTTCCTTTGTCTACATATACTTTCGGCATCTTTAAGCCCTCCTAATTCTTTAAATTTAAAAAGCCTTATCTACAATTAAGCAGACAAGACTTTTAATAATACAGTTGAATTAACCGCTTGTAATACAGGCATTGTTACTTCACCAACAATAGTTTTTTCTGTTGATGGATCATCTTCAATAACTTTCTTAACGAATTTACCAGAGTTAAAGCTATTCTCAACTGATGGACCAGATAACGTTTTACCTAATAGACGAGAACGTAATGCTACTTTACCTTTTTCGATGTGTTCGATTTCTTTAATCGTTCCATCTAACTGCTCGATACCTGTAGCGTTATCATCAATTTGAATAGCAGGTAATTGTAAAGATGTTAATAATTCTTGGAAATCTGAGTCCTTAACAATACGAGTATCCGTTGAAGTACCATATACTTCAGCTTTAATTGATGGATGTTGGCGAAGAATTGAATATGTTGCACTATTCATTACAATATAATCAGGTTTCTTACGACCATTCGTCTTTTGGAATTGGGCAACTGCTAATTCAATATCCTTTAATGGATTTGCAGCACTGTTATCCCAAGTTGTTGCTGCTGTCATATCATTTTCAGCAGGTCTGTCTAACTTGAATTCTAACTTAATGTCATCTACCGGATTTTCGTAATAGAAACGTCCACGGTATGTTAATTCAGCTCTGATTAATTCTTTAATATCATCTACACCAAATGACAAATCAGCAATATTTAAGAATACGCGATCGATAACTTGTTGTTTTTCAGCAGCATCACGAGGCTTATTGTAAATCAATAAATCAACCTCATCTAAGAAGTAAGCATGTTGAACTTTTGAAAGTTTAACCATTGTTTGTTCTCCGTCACCTTTAGAACGTAATGGCGCACCACTGTTGAAACCAGTGATAGATGCAGCAGAACGAACTTGTTGCTTAATAATATTGTAGACAGAGTTAATATCTACAGTGTTTTCTACAGGGAATGCCTCAGCTAATGGATATGTAGCTGGGTTTCTGTCTTGTGAATTGTCTACGAACGATTTTAACGTCGCCGTGTCAAAAATTTTATCTTCTAACATTAATTAATTCCTCCTCATTTTAGATGTCGAATAAAATGCGACCTTTAGTAGCTTCTTTGAAATTAGCAGTAACACCCGTACAACGCTCTTCAATAACTGAAGCGTTACGAATTGCCGGGGCAAATGTATCAGTTTTTGCGTACACTTTAGTATCTGTTGTTACTAAACATGCCGCTTTCATTGTTGCAGGTGTTTCAGCTTGAACTAATTCAAACTTGTGTGATTCTGAATTTTTAAAAATTGCAGTACCAGCCTTTACAACAGTGTCTTGAGTAAACTTAGTTCCGTCAAGCACCGCGTTACCGACAGTATATTGTGGGTACTTACCGTCGCGTAAAAACTGTGGCGTTGATCTAAACTCATTAATTTTTACAGGTTTAAACATTTAATTTCCTCCTATTATTCTTTTTTGCCGAATATTCTATCGACTTGTGCTTTTCCCAATGCTTCTGGGTCAGGTTTTTTACCGTTGTTTCCTTGTTGACCACCAGGATTTAATTGTTGAGAATTGTTTTGAGAATCATCAACGTTATTAACGTGAGTACCATTAAATAAATAGTCGTCAGTTGATTTTAGATTAGTTAGTTGCTCGTTTAGACCGATTAACTGCCCGTCTTCATTGATTTTTACAGTGTCTAAGTCTATTAAAGCTTTAACTGCTCTTTCATTTTTTGCACCGGCTTCGTTTAATGCTAATTTAATTTCATAATCCAATTTCACTTGATTCACTAAATTCTGATGTGCTTCGTCCTTATCCTTATTAGCTTGTTTCAATGAATCAATCGTTGCGTTTAAAGCTTCAGCATCACCAACTTTAGTTTTAATTTCATCAAGTTGGTTATCGCGATCAGCTACTTGCTCTTCAAAAGATTTCACTTCTGCTTTCAATGATTCATTTTCTTGCTTAATTGGATTGACATCTTTACCGTACATTTCCATGATTTTATCAACTGCTTCTGCTTCAATGCCTAATTCCGTTAAATCTTTACGTTCCATATTAATTCTCCTCTTTTCGTCTACATTTTATTACGCTGTAAAGTCAGCGATTGACTAGCTTGTTGACGTACAAGCGAACGACACTTACATTTATAGCGTCGATAAGCTGGACGCGTGAGTATGATGTCACTCACAAGACCCGATGGAATACCACCATCATGAGATACTTAAGTGATCACTATTCCTTTCTGGACGTGAGTTTTAAAGCTATCCATAATAAAGAGACCTTTTAACGTCATGTCTAGGACGATTGTTGCTTAATATATTTACTTTTTTTAATAAAAGTGTGATTTATAAATTTTCGTGATACTATCTTTATAAGAAAGCGAGGTGTTTAAATGGGTAAAAAGAATAACAAACAATCTTCAAGTAAAATGGCTAAACTTGCAAGCAAAGTGTTGAAATCTAATAAAAGTACAAAGTCAGCACGTTCTTTAGCAGGAAGTGTACTAGCTCAAGCAAGAAAAACAACAAAAAAGAAAAAATAATCGATAACCTCTCGCTCTAGAGAGGTTTATATAATTCATATAAAGCTTCGATATTATCCTTTAAAAATCCATGCAGAGTTAATCCTATGCGATTAACAGTGTCTTCAGAATGAATTCCTTCATCAGTTTCGAATCCTGACTCATGTAATAATCCATGTGTAATCTCATGTGCAAGAGTTTTTCTTTTATGCTCAGCACTAAGTGATTTCATTAATAATATTTCGTGGTCGAAATAATCAATTATACCTACACAGACAGCTCCATCATCATTCTTAGGTTTCTTTCGTTCAATTACTTCATAATCAATATGCCCTATCCTTAACTTCATAAGATTCACCCCTCATCATCTTCTTAAGCTCTTCAAATTTACTTGGATTATTACGCTTGATATTTCGATATGCACCAATATTCTTTGGCGCTTTATCACCTAATATCGCTTTCATCTTTATGTAATGCTTATCTTCTTGTCTTGCTATACGTTTCTTATCCTGGTCTTGCTTATAAGCATCTTTTTGTTTCTGGGCTCTTGGATCAATATCAGGATTAAATGACTTCGCTTTAACAACAGCTTTATTGATTTCAGACTGACTTTTATATTCAATTACAAACGGTCTGATACGACATTCGCAATTTGGATGTAATGGAAATACTTCATATACATTGACATGAGGGAATCGTTTATCTTTTCCATCAATGCAGAATACATGATTACGATACCTAGCACATACACCACAAGTAGGCTCTCTGCCTGTTATCGTTACGAGATTGACACCCGCCTCTTCATATCTAGTTAGATGACCATGATTCGTTGCTGTCCTCATTTTCGTTCTGACCACTGTACGTGAGTAGAAGTCCAAAGGTAACTGCTTACCATCTACAGTCTTAAACGAAGTAAATCCGTCTTGCAGGAATGTATCTGAAACACGCTTTATGATTGCTTCACGATTGTTGCCATCTAAAATCCCTTTGCTTATATCACTTCTGACTGCTTCTAATGTCTGCATATAACTATTATTAAAGTTTTCTTTAGCGGTTCTAATTGCTGCTTGCATGTCTAACATCGTATCAGTAACGATATTCGATAATGCTTCAACGTTAGCTTGTGTCTTAAAGTCTGCCTGCACTACACCATCAACAATTGCTCGACCATTCAACTGAATACCTTGCTCTTGTAAATCTTCTGCAGCTTCATCAATCGCAATAAAATAGGACTTCGCTAATTCAACAGGTAACACCTCTTGAACAGTAAGCCCTAGTTCATCAAATATTTTATTGATTGTCAGTAATGTTTTTTGTACATCACTATCTTTTAAATGATCAGTATTATGCAGAAGTGATACGATACGCTTCTTCAATTCATCAATCAGCAATGTTAATTGTTCAGCATTCATCTAATCACTCCTTGATTGGTCTACCTAATTCATCGAGTGGTGTTCCATCAGGTTGCCTATTATTTAAAAATGACATTAAGTTACTGTTGCCATTCATTGCGCTCATGCTATCTTGTGATGTGATACCACTCTTAATGCGTTCGATCTCTTCTTGAATCCATTCTTCAGATTTATCAGGATGTGTTTGTCTAATCGTTTCTTCAAGTGATTGAACCTTTGCATTGTACTTTGCAATGTTTTCATCTGATACTTCTTTCTTCGGCACAGGTAACATTTCAGTAATCATGATATTTGGCTCTTCGATGATGATATTCGGATTTACTTTATTTGCTAACCACAACGCACTCTCGAACACCTCTTTTAAGAACTCGATGTATTCATTTCTCATTTGTTCTGCCTTCATGATTGATACGATTAAATCATAGAACTTTGCGACACCAGATTGAGGACTTGATGATTCTTGTCTTACGAATTCCATTGCTGATTGTGATGTCTGCGTTTCAGCTAACATACCTCGAATGATATCTTTGAGATATTCCATATCACCGATATTCTTAATATCAATCTGATGTATCTGCATCGTCTGACCATTTTCGCCAATTTCTTGTATCTCTAAATCACGATGATCAATCTTATTACCATCACCATATCTATCTTGTGCAATCGCTCGTAATGTATCCATTGTTTCTCGCGTGATGCTGATACGAGGTTTACCATTGCGTTCAAACGTCTGTGATGCTCTTGTTAATGACCAGTTGACTTCATCTTGTCGTCCTGCCATTCCAGATAATGCAGATGTACCTAATCGCTTATTGAACGTCGCATTGAACGGTAAATACGAAATAAAGGAACGCAATCGACCATCGAACTCTTGATATAGAGTATCAATCCCGATTCGTTCCTTAACGAATGATTCATCTAATATTTGTTCAAGCATCGACTCTCCAGAACGTTTAAATAAACGATGCAATGTTAATAGGCGTCCGTCTTCTTCGCGTTCTGAATAGATGTGTACATAATCAATGCCTTCGTTCTTTTCTTCTTCAAGTTGGTCTAATTCATATACTAAATCATATCCTCGATTATCATCATGAGGATAATAAACGTTTCGCTCTTTGAATTCAATCTTGATTTGACCATTTACCATAGAAGGTACAGCGACAATGCCACCATCGATTTGTAACTGCGTGATATTCATCTTATGATCAATCTTTGAATTCTTTACAATCTGGTCTATCGTCTCTTGCTGCAAGTCGATGACTTCACTGTTGTATGAATTATCAACTGTTCCCTCAATCATTTTCGCTTCTTCTGTCGTTGTGTCATTTGCTAACTCTTCCTTATTCGGAAAGTTAGTCTTAACCTTACCAATCCCTCGACTGATTAACAGCGAAGGTGTATCAACGATAATTTTACAGATATTCAACATAAGATAAGGTGTCATTACGTTCTTAGCGTTATACTCTCCATATTGCAAAATATCGATTATCTCGCCTTTACTAATTAATTCTTTAGCTCTAGGAAAGATGCTCGCATGTTTTCCGTCGTATAGGTCACGATAGAAATACATATCGTCATGCTTTTCTTTTATTACTTCTTTATCAAACTTCTTCCACTCGTTCATTGTCGCCCTCCTTTACCATGCGTTACTTGTTATAATTCCAGCAGGTCGCTTTTGACCAAATCTATTTAAAGCTTGTGTCATTGCATCTACTTGGTCATCGTGTTTACCGTTTGGAAATACTGCTGATTCTTCTACTAAATCACTAGTGAAAGTTGCATTCGTAGGCAGATAAACATTGCCCGCTTCTAAATAAGGCGTAATCGCTTGTGCCCTTACGACCTTACCACCTTCAGGATTGACAGGTATGATACCACTAATCTCTCGTTTAAGTGTTGAAATAACCGCTGGACCATTTGCTTTATCCTCAATCAATATCGTTCTAATACGTGAATACTTTTTAGCTAGTGACCTAACCGCCTGTACAGCAGTTGGGAAATCCATCTTCCCTCTTACTTGATCTAACAAGTACATATCAGCACCTACTTTGCCCCATACTTGACCAACAACATAGTCAGATGTATCCGCATCCTTAAATGTTAAATCCCAACTGATTAATTGATTATCAAATCTTGATGGCGGTGTTGTATAGTACTTCCACCAACTGCGATTAAATAACGTACCTTCTCCTGGTGATGGTCGTTGTTGGTAAAGTGATGCCCACGTCTTACTTCCGACTTCTCGTTTCTTAAGGTCTGCCCATGATTCATCGTACCCAAGTTCCGGACAAAGCGCCTCACCTTCTTCACGTCCAAGTAAATCGTCATCATCTTCTGCTATTGCAGGTAATCTTAATCGCGTCCAATTATATGGACTCTTATCTAACAAACGACCAATAAGGTCATCTTCATGCCATCGTGTCATAACAACAATAACCGATGCTCCTTTATGCAAACGAGTCGATAAAGTAGATTCCCATTCAGACCAAATCTTTTCTCTGATTGTCGGTGATTGTGCTTCTTCGTTATTCTTGATTGGATCATCAATAATCATCAAGTCTGCACCTTCACCGGTTATTGAACCACCGATACCCGTTGCAATCATTCCACCTCTTGAACCAGATATACCCCAGTTATTAGCAGCACTCTTTTCGTCTGATATCTTTTCGCCAAACACTCTATCACCGAACTCTTGCAATTTATTCCGATTAAGTCGACCAAACTTTCTTGCAAGACTATCAGAATACGCTGCTGCAATGACACGTTTACCAGGATTCTTCCCAATAAAAAAAGACGGAAATGATTCCGTCACTGTCATTGATTTACCATGTCGAGGTGGCATTTCAATTAATAAATATCGTTGTTCTCCATCTGCTATAGGTTGTAACTCATTGCATATCAATTCGGTATGTCTAAAATGCTGATATGATCCATGATGAACAGTAACAACGTAATCTCTATAATATCGTCTCGATAGTTCTAACTTAGCTTGTTCAGCTAACACTCTTTTTTGTTCATCGGTTAAATTCAAATTAACCACCACCTAAGTTAGCAAGTTTTCTAAGCTCATCTTCTGATAGGTTATTAAGAGCATTGACATTATTCGTTATCTCGCCACTATGCTCTATATCACGTTTATCTCGCCACTCATTAGGTTTACGATTCTTAAGCCAGAATATTTGCGCGGTGGTATCAGGTGGTACTTGTTTTACAACTTTCTTTACTTCTTCACCATATTCATATGTCACTTCTTCAACTTCGTATCCTAATGCTCTTTTAAGTAAAGCATTCTCAACTTGTCTGTCGATAACCTCTTTGCCTCTTTTTAGGGCATGTAAAATCGGTAAATGTTTATCAGTCCAGTTGTATAAAGTTTTGGTACTACAACCAATATTTTGAGCGATTTGTTCATTAGTTAAACCATCCATAGCCCATCCTTGTATCTTGGTTAATCCTTCATCTGTTAACCAGTCTTTTACATTCACTCGTGCCATTTCATCTATCACCTTCTCTATCCTAATTGGTCTATTTATTTGTATAAACTGGATGGCTGTACACACATCTTTATAACATTAACTCTCACATCATATATCCATAGTATCCAGTTAATTTATTGCATTAAAAAACACCCACCGAAGTGAGTGTACGTTAATAATTTTTACAACTTTTCTTCAATTTCCTTTAGTAAAGTTATGATTTCATCTAATTTACTTTCTAAATCAGTAGTTTGATAATCGATATTGCCTAGTTTGGCCTCAACGCCCTCACCATATAGATTTATCGCATCCTTCACATCTTTAACACTTTGTATCAATTCTTTGTTTTCCATAATATCTTCTCCCTTTGTAATTAATTGGTACATTTACATGTACAGTTTAATAATACAAAAACCACCTAGAAATTACTAGATGGTTTCCACACATATTCTTTGAAAGGAGATTACTCATGGCAAAGTAAACGAAGAACCGTTAGGTTCGTGCAGTGCGAGGTACAAAAACAAGTTTTTGATTGATTGAATACACCTACCCGAACCCTCCGTCCATTGTAACCTACAAATTATCATTTAACCTAAACCGTTAAATGCGTCAAGTTCGTCAAGTTTGTACTCAATCTGTTAATAACTCTGCTATCTCAGTTACGATTTGCTGCACTCTTTGTTTTGATGTTCCTAAACTTTTAGCGATGTATGAATAACTTACACCTGACAGTAGTTGATTGAACACTATACCATGTGTTTCATCAGTTATTCTCTCCCATCTGTTTTGAACATACAATACTTTCTGTTCATATCTTGCTATCATCGTATCTTGACGCATCAATCTCTGCACTTCTCTTAACACTGGATCAGTTGTCTGTCCTTGTGGTTTAGGTAAAGTTGCCTCAAATCCATATTGAGAGATGTTACCTCCGCACACTACATCAATATATTCTTTTCTAAGATGATGCAATGCTTGTACATTTGTTTGATATTCCTTAATTAAAGTCATTACTTGTTCGGTCGTATAAGTCATGGTTTATTGTTCCCCTTTATAAGTAGTTGTAGATGATTCCGTTATTGCTTGTGATTGGTCTTTTATTTTCTTTAAACCAGGTATATGGAATACTGGCACTGTTTAACGTTTCCTTGAGCTCATTTAGTTCTTGGATGTCTAACCTATATAACTCGTTAAACTTCGTAAATAAGATAAGAATAAAGCAAATGCCACCCTTTTGATGAGTCTTGGTCAAGTACTCGATCTGGTGCTGTTCGATATTCTTAAATGGCAGATTGGTCAGTGATGTCTGCTTTGTATCGAATGCGATAAATTTTCCATTGTGAATGCCAATAAAGTCGACTGTTGATTTCTTGGTGTACCTGGCATCGAATATCTTTCCGTTCCTACTCCTGTGTGTCATCGGTGTTGGAATCTTATTGATTGTCGCTATACCTTTTATATCGTATTGAATATTGGATCGTTCGATTAATGTCTCGAGGTATTTACCTCTATTACGTTGACTTGTTTTCTTTTGCATTTCTACCTCCCAAGAAGTTCTTTAATACGTTTATAGATGTCTTTGTCCTTAGTAGTTTCTATTCTGTCTTGCATGATTCTCAGCGTTCTTTCTATCATATGCTTGTTCAATGTCGTCAAGTGTGAATGCGTAGTGGTCGAGGATAAGCAATAACCCAGCATATATTTCATAAACGTCATTAGAATTAAGTATGTCTTCTATAATTTCCGCGTAAGTATTTCTGTTAGCAAATCTCACTCGTTCAACAACGATGTGCGCAATATGTGCATCTGACGTTAATCGCTTCTTATTCAATATCAAATGAATAAAATGAATTACATCTACTGCTTCTTCGATAATCATTTCCGGATTAACCGATTTCTGTTTCCAGTACTTCCACAAGTCATGACAATTATTCACAAATTCAGCCACTTCTACTTTTAAAGCAATTAAATGTTTGGTTTCTAAATCATAATTCCATTCTGTCGTACCAATAGTAAATTTTGTTCTAATCATGTCGTCTAACTCTTCCTGCTTCTTGCTGAACTTCTCGAATAACTCCGTTGTCATTTTAATCATTACTTATCCCTCTCTTCTCATCACTTTATGTTCTTTTACTTTGTAAAATTCTTTGTATGGTACTTCTAATGCTTTCAGATAATCCTTAGCACATTGTTTGTTTGAAAATGATTCAACAATCTGATTCTGTGGATCAATTACATTCCAGTCGCTATGTGAGTAAATAATTTTCATTCAGTTTCACCTCGTTTCAAATCAGTCATTAATTTGAGTACCATTAAAACTTCATGTTTACCTGCATTCCATTTACTCTGCTCAACATGTCCGAAACTTTGTTTTTCAGACATTAACTTTAAGTAGTTATATTTATCCTTAAGTTTCGTTTCCAACTCACTCCATCGCTTTTCAAGTTCATCAGCACGTTGTTTTTGTTGTTCGTAGAGTTTTGCGTACAACGTCTTTTCGTTCACGAACACTATGTTTAATGCGTTATCACGTTTGACTAAAAGCACATCATTACCTTTAATCTCTTTAATCACATATTCAACGCCATCTAAAATTACCTTATCCCCTGCTTTAATCATTCGTCATTCTCCTTTTCGAGTTGTTTATTAAACATGTCATTGTGCAATGTATAGATAAAATCTTCTTTACTCTTAAATTCCTTTTCGAGTTCTTCCATATCTTCAACTACATCAACTAAGATAGCACCTTGATGCATATATCCTTTATTCTCGTAAAAATGAGCTTTGTCTATGACAAGAGTTTTCAACTCATTCCACATCTTTTCATAATCCACAATCCCTCTCTCCTTTCGTGAGTTAGTCTTCTGAACTTATATACTTTCCATCTCTGAATCGTCCTATTACGTCCTCACTTTTCAATGCTCTGTTCATTTTAGTTTTATAAAGTATTAATTTAAGCCATTCATTTTCAGGCCGGCTACCCTCTTCTAGCGCTTGCTGGAACGTGTCATAAATTCCGTAAGCAGAATCATAAGGTATAGAAAGTACATAATATTCTTTCTCGTCTTTACTCATCTCTCATTTCCTCCTTGTGATTTACTTATCAGCTACATACTCATAGAAATCTATTTTATTTTTAAGTTCTTCATCACTCATATTTCTAACGAGTTCATCATCTACATGTATATCTTCGATAAAGTGGATAAGTCCTTTAAGTGCGTTTTCTAAATACTCTCTAGGACATTCTTCGTTCTCCCAGTAATTTGTGCCTTCTTTAACCCACTCTTGCATGTTGTTTCCTCCTTGTGATTTTTAATTTAGGGTACTCTAGGTTATTACTTAGGTTGGATCAACAACTCTGGATGCTCGTGAATGTTGCCTAGTACTTCTAAATTGTTGTCATTGTCATATAAATCAAACAAGCTACCATCGTTCCAATTTATGACCCAACTTCCTTGATAAAATTCAATGTATCCAATATTTTCCCAATACTTCACAATATCCCCCTCAAAAATCTCCTTGCCATTTTTGTCAGTAAGTCCTGTAGCTTGCATGAGTACTCTATCGTCTTCATCAACCACATAGTTAAATTCATCTAGTACATGAATACCAAATTTATCAATTTCCATTGTGAAATCTCCTAAAAAACGCTTTTTCTTTTTATCAAAAATTCTAAACTTCGGTATCATACTTTCTCCTCCTAATAATCAAATATAGTAACTTGCAACCCAGGTACGTAATCAGCTTTATTCTTATAAAATCGTTCCATGTCGTTCATTGAATCGAATTCCTCAACATAGACTTCTGATCCAACGTCTAATGCGACATAGGTATCTCCCTTTCCTTCGTCTGCATCAACTGAGAAGTAGATAGTACCGTAATGGTTATCAGTACTATCAGTCTCCCAATTATTTCGCATGTAATGATTGAAGAGTTTTCTCCACTTGCTATAGCTTAAAAATTTAATCATCTGGCATCAGCGACTTTGTTATCACGTTCTAAGAAGGTGATTATTCTGTCTGCATAATCCACAATCTTTTTAAGTTCGTTGATTTCTTCATCCTTACGACCTGTTCTTGTCGCATATTTGATGATGTTACCAATCATGAAACCTTTATACGCTTCATAGCTGAATTGAGATTCCAGGAATCCGATGACATCCGTTCCTAAACCATTAGGCGCATAATGTGATGGTGGATTGATGTTTTTTATAGCCAGTTCTTTATTTTCAATCTCGCTTAATAATTGAGATTGTATTAATTTATTTTTATCAATATTGATAGTTAAATGAGGACCTTTTTCCCATTTCGCATTTGAAACATCATCATCTTTCGACATTAATGCTTCATATGATTTTTCCAACGTTTCAAAATCAGTTTCTAGCTTTTGTATAGTATTTTGTTTCTCTTCCAACTGCTTTTCATAGCTTGTAACTAACTCTGTTTCTTTATCCTGGTACTCCTTAATCACTTCATTCGCTTGTTGTAACGATTCTTTCAAATTCTTGTTCGCTTCAGCCGATACTTCAATCGTGCGTTTGTGTTGATTTAACTCTTTCTCATATTTCGATGTTAAGAATCTATCATTCATCTTTAAAGCGTCTGCACTCTTTTTATCTAAACGATCATAAGAATGTTTTAATGATTTAATGTCACGTTCTTTAGCTTTGATTTGAAGTTCTTTTAACTGCAATTCTTCTTCTTTTTTCTCTGCTTTTTCAATGTGCTGTCTGATTTGATTCAATAAATCGTTTCTCTCAGCATTCAGTTTGATGACTTCTTCGTTGCTCTTATTATGTTCTTTTTGAAGCTCTTCTAATTTGTTCTTAAGGTCATTCACAATCTTCTGATGTTCTGCTTTATCAACCACATCATTAACAGGAATAGTGCTTGCTCCTTTTTGCACTTTTTCTTTAACACTCTTAAAGACTTCTGAATCAATTAACTTCTCTTTCTTTTTTTCTACAGGTTTCGTCTTAACTACTGGCACTTCATTAACAATAAGTCCCTGCTCTCTTTCTGCCTTTAACTTCTTGAATTCTTTCATATTCTCACTTCTGAATTGCAGTAGCGTTTGATATGCCACACCAATTTTAGCTGCTGCTTCTTTCAGCGATTTCGTTTCATGAATGATTTGATCAACTTCTGTTATTACTAAACCTCTTAATGTCTTTGCCATAATTAAATCTCTCCATTCTCATCGATGTTTATCAGTTCATCGATTGTCATATTTAATTTCTTACATAAACTGTTCAATGTATCTGTAAAATGTCGTTTTCTGTTAAGTTCGATATCTCCGAGATAACTCTTAGATATTCCTATAGATTCAGCAAATTCACGTTGTGACATTCTTTTATGTTTTCTAATCCATCTGACTTTTGCACCAATATTCACATTTCCATACTGCATAATCAGGCTCCTGTCCTAGCGTTAAATAGATCGGGATAACGCTCAATGTATTTCTTCGGAATAGGTGCGCCTGCTTCAATCATTCGAATAACAGTCTGTCTACCGCTATCCACCGCTTTTCTCTTTCTTATCGGTGTTGTTGCTGCTTTTTTCAGCGACCATTTGAAAGTGAAATGACGATGCCAGAATATATTCTTGTTGATGCCATTTTCAACTGCTATATCGCTCCACTTCTTGTATTCATCAGAAGTATTGTTAAATCTTTCTTTAGGACTTGTTATCGCTTCTTCAAACGTCATACCTCTTTTGACTACTCGCTCTCTATAAGCATTGTAACTAACCTTTGAACGGTGTTTGTTATCTATCCAGTACTGGCCCATCGGTGTAGCTTTCATAAGTATCTCCCCTTACTCATATTCAACTGTGTGTGGTATTGTCATACCTGCGTATGTTTCTTCTTTAGTTTCTTTCACGACTTTATAAATAATTGTTTTATCTGAACCATGATCTGTTAGTTCGATACGAGCGACATCATCGATGCCGACCTCGTATACGAATAAATCACTTTTAATTTTCTTTACCTTCATATCAAATCCCAAATTTCTACTTGCCCTAACTCTTCTTCACGCATAAGTTTGTGCAAGTTTATGAATTCTTGAAGTTCATCTGATGTAACTTCTTTTTGTACATGTTTCAAAATTCCTATTCCAATAAGTCTGTAACCATCACGTCCTCTTAATGGAATTACTGTAACTGTCCATTCTTTCTTCTGGTCATAAAGTTTGAATCTCTTTAGTAAACTCATAAGTTCACTCCTTGGTCATATAATTCATGGTTTATATTGTGATTGAGTTGATTAACATTAAACTTGTTGCTGGTCTTATCATCTCTATCGATGCACATCTTTATTTTTATGCCACCTTTTTCTCTGGTCATGAGTGTGACATATCCCTTAATACCTTTGGTCGATAGGTACTCCTGGATTGCATATTCTTCTGAATAGAACCCCGCTTCTTTAAAGTGCTGATCAAAGTGCTTTGCAACATCCGAATTCAAGTAATAGACTTCTGATTTTGACATTTGAATCACTCCTTTAATACATTAAATTAGAAGGGCAAATCATCATCCTGGATATCGATTGGGCCTGATGAATTAGCAAATGGATTTTCATGCTGTTGCGAGTATCCGTTATTTGCGTTATTTTGCCCTCTGTTAACGTTTTGGTTGTTTTGGTTATTGTTGTTCGTCTGAGTATGATTCGCTTGTTGTACACCGTTATTTTGTTGATTTTGGCTATTCTTTGGTTCAATTAGTTCGATACGATTAACAATTACTTTTGTAAATGACTTCTTGTTACCTGCATCATCTTGCCATTGATCAATCTTGATACTACCTTCTACTGCCAACTTGCTACCTTTGCGACAATAATCAACAATGACCTGCGCTTGTTTATTCCATGCTTCAACAGGAATGAAGTTAGTATCATCTTTTTTAAATGGATTCTTAACAGCTAAATTAAATCTTAATACTGAATTGTTTCCTGCTTGTTTCAATTCTAAATCCGTTGCGATATTACCAATTAAAATTGCGTAATTAGTCACGATGCCACCTTGCTTTCTCTATAAATTTTTAATCTTCTCTTTATTGTTGCAAGAGATATATCTAATCTTTTACTGATCTCCTTATGCGTTAATCCGTCCTGTTTGAGTTTTAAAATTGTTTCAGTCTTAATATGTGGTTTATATAATCTATTCGGTCTTTTGTTTATCCCTTCTTCTAAAAGGTATTTATTTACTGTTTTCCAACAGGCGCCATACTTTTTAGCAACTTCTGTTGAACTTAATCCATTCTTATAATCTTCAATGATTTGTTTTTTAAACTTCCTCGCTGAAATTCTTTCGCCATACTCATAGGAATGGTTTATATTCTCTTTAGAAGTACAGTATTCTAAGTTAGACAATTCGTTGTTAATTGGATTGAAATCTTTGTGATTTACTTCTAGATCACTTTTCCCTACGAATGCTAATAATACTAGTCTGTGAACCTTGTATTCTTTCTTCTTTCCACTTTTGTCTACCAATGCAATTTTTTTATAACCAGTTGAAGTATTAGAAAGTGCCATAACTCTACCTTTTAACAGCCTTTTGCTGTCGCACTTTATTCTGGTATACCTGTCATAACTCCTAACTCTCCCTTTATTACTGACCTGGTACAAACCCTCGAAACCAGGTATATCCTTCCATATTTCACTATTTATCATCTGGCACCTCATTAACTTCAATAGCTACAATTTTTGATGGGTCGATGTATTTGTTTATATCAAATAACAAACAGGTTACACCTTCTCGCATACCTTTCTTACATGCATCTACTACAGGTTCTACTTCGTCTTCTGGCAAAATACTGTCTACAATCCATCTACCTTCTAATATCACTTTAATTCGTCTCATTTCATTTCCTCCATCATTTCATTAATTTGTTTAATCATTGAATCTGCAAAATCAAGAAACTGTCCTCTGTCGACATCTTCCTCTGATGCCCTCACGTTATGCCTAGCAATAACGACCTGTACTTTTAATTCCTTAACTTTAGTCTTAAGCTGTCGCAGGTTCTGTTGGTCCATATTCCTCAATCCCCTTTCGCGTTTGTAACTCATGGTCCTTTTGTGCTACCAGGACACGCAACTCTAATTCGTTTGTTGCCCAGTCAATCATTCGTTGTGCATATCTTTCTGTACAGTTAAGTCGTCTCATGATTTGTTCTTTAGTCATGCTTGATCACCTCCGTAATATCTTCTAATACAGAAACCATGCCACCGGATATTTTACTTAGCATACGTTCTTTCATTTTCAATTCCTGCAATCTTTCGTTTGATACAACTACGAAGTTTTCATCGTAAAGTAGCTTTGCGTATTCCTGGATTCGTTCTTGCTTTGCTTGTTCTTTCTGTTCTTCTTTAATTTGTTCTAACTGCTCAAAATCCCATTGTGGTTTGCAGGATTTCTTTATCTCAACCTGAACAGGTACTTTCCTTTCTGCTAAAGTCTGATTAATCTTCTTAATTGTTTCGTCGATATTAAATGTCATTCGTCTCACGTCTCCTTTTGTATGTTTATTGCATTCTTCGGTCTGCACCATCCAATGTTAAAAACGTTGCACCATTGCATATTCTTGAATAAGCACGTTTCAGCATAAAATCTGATGGCATTTCATTAATGATGTCTAAGTTCGTTGTATAGATTGTATTCAAGCCTTGGCGCTTATTCGTAATCTCATACAACTTCTCACATGCCCAATCCGTCTGCTTGTTAGCACCGACATCATCCAGGACTAATAAATCAACTTCACTAACTAATCGCATGATTTTTTCTTCTGTATCATCATTCTTTTTATTGAACGATGCTTTGATGAGTGATAAAAGCTCAACATTATCGATGAAAAGCACTGTATTACCTTTGTCCTTCAAATATCTAGCGATAGAAAACGCAAGGAATGACTTGCCTGTTCCTGTATCACCCTGTATAACGATGGTTTTAGGATTTTGTTTGCTGAACTCCTTACAGAAGTTAGATGCTACTTTATAAGCGTTGTATATCTCAGGACTTGCTTTTTCGAGATCGATATCATTTTTTTTGAATGATGCCTTTTTTAGATCCGGATTAATCAACGACTGATTGAAGTAATAATTAATCTTTTTTTGCTGCATTCGTTTCTTATCTGCCCTAACTAACTCTCTAAGGTGACAGTCACATTTGATTACTAGCTCACGTGTTCCATCATCATTTACTTTATATGTGTTCTTTGTACCGCACTTATCACATGTTTCCTCTTCAATTTCTGGGATACCTCGGTTTGCTACTGCTTTCATAAGTTCACTATTCAGTAATGATTTCAACATCTTCACCGCCTAACATCTCTCTCATGTTTCTTTCGTTACGCTCTTTAAGTCTTGCAATTTCTTCAGGCGAACGTTTTGTCGTCTGCACATTAGGTTTAACTTGATTGTTATCCTTAGTCTGTCTAGCAATTTCATTAGCATCTATTTCAGCTGTTGTCTTAAATCCCTTGTTATGCCAGTTTCTTAATATGCCATTTACATATTTATAGTTTTTAATGCCTGCTTCAATACCTACATCTAATGCCTTGCTGACGATAGAGTCTCCTTCATCTCCGAAGTCATCTATCCAAGCAAATAACTTCTGCATTGTAATTGGATCGAGGTAGCCATAACCACCTTGTTCGAAGATATCGAATGACGAAGGACGAGTTACTTTTCTTTCGTCTTTATCTTTATCTCTTTCTATATCTATATCTATATCTAATTCTTTATCTATATCTTCTTCTGTTGCGTGACTTTCTGTGACTGTCACGTGACCATTTTGTTCTAACAGTTTTTGCTGTTTCTCTTTTTCTCTCTGCTTGCGCTTTCTTTCACGGTTTAATAAACGAACTCGTTCCATTCCATCAATATTCTGATGTAATTCCCAGTTTGCAATCTTAATCGCGCCTTCATCTGATTTTGTTATCATTCCATAACGTTCAAAAGTATTTAGTGCCAATCTCACTGTGTTGAGTGGTCTGTTAAAAATTGTTGCAAGTTCTTCTTCGTTCATCGGGATATTTTCGGTTAACATGATATAACCACCAGCATTAACCTTTCCTGCATAAGCGATTAACTTGATCCATATGATTAAAATCGTGTCTGAATCTGGTAATGCTTCTATCAACTTTATCTTCTCGTTGTCAAACATATCTGTCTTGAGTTTGACCCATGTAATATCTGCCATAACTTGCTCCTTTCTAAAACACATATACAGGTTTACCAGTAGCCTTCTGTATCTCTTTCTTAAATAACTGTTCATCTGAATTTAAGTCTGATAAATGAATTAAGTATGTTTCTTGTAATTCCGATAGATCACATGACTCAAGAAAAGTTATCAGATTTTCCAAACTAAAATGACTTTTTTCTATACGTTTTTTCAGACTTCCATTTAATCTTCCGTTCATAACATTCATTTCGAGTATTTTCAGGCTATTGTTACATTCAATTAACAGATGTGTGATGCCTTGGAAGTAATACCTGACATAGTAAGTGTCAGTTGCGAAAAGTAACTTCTCACCGGTTAATTCTGATTGAATCAGATATCCCAAGGGACATTCGGTGTCATGCTCTGTTTCAAAAGGTAATATCGTGAATGTACCTATGTTAAACAGCGATAATGGTTGCAAACCTTTTAGTCTATGATGGTTATACGCATTATTTTGAGTTATCAATGCATCCTTCTCATCATTTGCTATGAAACAATCAATTCCTTTTGTGAGAAGCGATTTCAAACCTTTAATATGATCACCATGCCTATGACTGATGATGCAACCAGCAAGAGAACTTAATCTGAAACCACATGCTTTTTGAATAGTTTTAATCGTCAATCCACATTCTATTAATATTTCAGTAGCTCCATCAGACAACAAATAGCAGTTGCCTGATGTTCCACTACCGATACATTGAATGTTCATTAGAATAAGCTCTCTTCAAACAATGTGTCTTCAGCTTGAACAGGTGATTCTTGATTAATAACTACAGGTTCTGGCTCTTGTCTCGGTTTTTGTTGATTAAGATCAGGCGCTTGTTCAACAGTTGGGATATCGATTAGCGTTTGATTTGCTTTCTGTTTGATTTCTTCTTGAACATTTACTTGTGGTTCTGATGGTGCTTCTTCTTCTGTATACATTTGATTTAACTTTTCAGGGAACGCTTCACGTAACGCATTTACAATGGCAGTTTTACGAATCATATTGTTAGGCATCTTCTTCCACGTAGCCTGGCTTTTAGAGAACTCTTCCATCGAGATTTTAACTACTATAGGTCTCTCTCTGTCTTTACGATAAACTTTTGCCCAACCGCCTAGTAATACATCGTTTTTAAGACTTACAGCACCCTCAATTTCAACCATCTGTCCTTCGCGTTCAACAATGATACCTGCTTCTAAACCGTTGTATTCGTCATGAGATTCTGCACGTTTCATAAATGCTTCTTTAGAAGTCACAATTTGTGCAGGATGACCCTGGAACTTAATTAGATACGCTTCGTTCAGGAAAGGGTTTAATTTTTGATACTTACATAGATTCAAAAACATCACCAACTCTTGATCACTTACGTCTGCTCCACCTCTTACCAAGTACTGCTTAACCATTTCTCCACTTAGTTTTACCGCTTCACCATTCACTTCATACTCTACGGGTTTAGTTAATAATGCATTATTTGTCATTTTATTTCTCCTCCACTCTTAATGTTTTGTCTTTTTTACTTACATGTAGTTTTACTTGTTGAGATTCTGTTGCTAAAATATCTGTTACCGATTCTGCATTGTCGATCATGATAGGTGCGTAGAAATCATAATGTTTAGATAAAGTATTGATGATATCTAATCCTACATTGATTCTATGAGCAGTATTTAAACCAGCGTCAAATGGAACCCCTTTATATGTCGCTTCGCATACATCATTTACTCCTCCGTTAATCTGAATGTCGAACAGCTTAAATTCAGTTATTTCAAACATGTTGTTGATAGTTGTCTCCATAAGATTTACCTTAGCTTTAGTGAATTCTTCTGTCAGATATATTGCATGTTCTAACTCTTCAAACTCCATAGCTAATTGCGTTTGCGTTGCTTCTAACTCTTTGATTCTTTCAGTAGCTCTAAGATTTACGTCAATGTCATTAAGATTTGTATCAATACTTTTCAGCTGTTCTAAAAGTGGTCTTAACTTCTCATCTTCAACATTTATCACTCTTTCCATATTGCTATTTGTTAAAGTATTTCTTGCTGTTCTTTTAGACTCTAATTCGTTCCAGAGATTCTTATATGCTTTTGAAACCTGTACGTCAGACAATTCTGCTTTAGCTTTATCAACTTCTGCTTTAAGTTCAGTAAGTTTGTTTGTTTCTGCTTCCAGGCTCTCGGTAGTCTTACTTTCTTGTTCTTCCAACTTACTTTCTTGCTCTTTAATCTCAGCAGCTTTAACTTTTGTTCTTTGAATATCTTCTTTGATTTGTTCAAGCAAAGTAGATTTGTTGAAGTTAAATTGTTCCTGCATCTTTTTGATAGCTTCTTGTTGCATATGTTCTGGTATATCTTGACCACAACACTCACAAATCGTCTGAGTCTTAAATTCTTTAGTGTGGTTTGATTCATCTTTATACTTTTCGATTAACTGTCTATAGTCCTTTTCTAGGAATGACTTATCATCATCTAGACGTTCTTTAGCATTCTTTATATTAGATAATTCAGACTTCAAATCATTACATATTCTCTCTTGTTTATTTAATTCATATTCTTTATCTGATAAAGCACGTTTAGAGTCTTTATCGTGATTGTCAACAAGGTACTTTAAATCAGTTTCAAGTTGTGTGATCTCTCCATTGATTTTGATAACATCATTACCTGATTTAATCTCTGATATTTCATTTCTGACCGCTTCGATTTTCTTTTCTGTATCGGTCTTATCTTTTAGCAAGGTCTTTTTATCTAACTTTGCTATATCCGGCATATTATGATTAATCTCATCAATTCGATGCGGTATAGCTGTTAACTTTTCGTTTATAGCCTTTTTATCTCTACTGATTCTCAACTTGAACTCATCTAATGAGTTATCTCCCATTAATTCCTTTAGTTTCGATAAGTTACTATTCGAATTAATGACAGCATCATCTGTCACTTCTGCAACCAGGCTCATTAATATATCCTTACGTTCAGCAGGCTTTAAGCTGTTAAATGCAAGTGGATTTGTAACGAGCTTGAAAATGTATTCATCAGCTACAATTGTTTTGATATATTCATTGAACTCTTTTAACTTCTTAGGTGTCAGTGTTTGTTCGCTAGATCCTAGTTCATAGAGCGTTTCATGCCCTGAAAAAGTTGCAGTAGGTTGTCCTCTTTTTTGAGTCCATTTCTCTCTATAGACTTTCTTAATATGATGTTCTTTACCATCAATCTCTAACACGCCGTAAACGGAATGATTCAAGTTATGAATCTCTTTCCCTTTGCTATCGAGTGTTTTAATTGCAAACTTTGTGTCACCTTTTGAATTTTTATTAAAAAGTAACCAGAAGAATGCATCAGCGATAGTTGTTTTACCAGTCTCATTATCACCAAAGACCGAGACATCTTTGCCATCAGTAATCAACTCAAAATATTTAGTGCCTTTGAAATTTTCTAAGACTAACCTGATTAATTTAATATTCATTATTTACTCCCCTTTACTTCTATAACTTCTGTAAAATAAGCAACTCCGCAGTCGTTTTCTAAATCCCACTCAACATCGCAATGCGGTCCGTATTCTTTTATCAATCTGTAGTACCCATCAAGCATGAAAAATGCTCTTCCAACTTTAACGAATTCTACCTGCCTACAGTAAGGTAACTTCATGCAGTTTCCTCGCTTTCAAATTCAATTACAGGGATGATATCTCTGCGTTTCAAGAATTCATAAAGGAATAAACGACCTTTCTGTGTCCATTTCGTATGCATTCTCACTGAAATACTTCCATCTTTATGTGTGATTTCAGTTGTTTCTGAATGCGTGTAGCCTTTAGCGTGATGATTTGAGTAAAGTAACCATTGTCCTGACTGTTTGTATTGAATTTTGAATCGTTGTAGAAGCTTATTCATCTCCTGAGCTGACATACCGTAATCTTTTGCGATCTGACCGATAGTGACCAAGCTCTTGCTTTTAAGAATCATGTCTACATAGTTTGCTTTCGGTTTTAATTCTCCGATTTGTTGTTTCTGCATCGTATTCTCTAGATGTAATTTCTCGTTTTCTTCCACTTGTTCAACTAATTGAAGCAATGCTTCCTTGTATGTTCCAGGCAATCTGTTTTGTAATGCTTTCTCCATTTCGTTGAATTTATTGATATATGCCATTTTGAAGTCGTTATGACCTTGGATGTTGAACATGTATAAGATGAATCCGTCTTTAGTTAGTAGATATTCTTTTAATGTTCTACCTGTTACATCTTTGTATTTAGATTCAAAAATCACTGAGCCCACATTTGGGTCGAGTAAAATTTTCTCCAAATCTCTAATTACATGTGAATGTCTTCTATCTAACTCTTCCGCGACTATCCTACTGCTAACTACCGGACCTAGTTCTGAATTATTTTCAATCTTGATTAGTGTGTTCATTTACTTCATCCTTTCTGGTCTTTTCTTAATAAATATTGTTGGAATAAAATAGTTTCTCCTTTAGAACTGATGTTCCGTTATATTTTGCAAACGCTTACTGTATAATTTTCTTAATCTAATTAAGAAAGGAGGTTATATAATGGAAAATTTGAAATTTAATGATAGTCAAATGAAAAAAATAGAAAGTTACCTTAAATCTCAAGAGCGTTCTGTTTGTTGCTCGAATCCTCAAATAGTATTTTCAAATGAAATTCATTCATTACCGCTCATCTCACAGCCAGCATCGTTAGTTGGTATGGAAGTATTCGTTACAGTCTGTAAAACGTGTGCAAAAACTGAGATGTTTAATTTAAAAGTATCTAATATCTTGAGCTAAGCCAGCAACATATTTTGTTTTCTTAACTCTCTTAATCTCCTCCGCCAAGATGACGATTAAGAGGGCTATTTTTAATGCTTGTAATTTTCTCATCTATCTCACCTCCTTTAAATCTTTGTAAGTCGAAAGCCAAAAGAATGATGAAAGTTGAATGATGATCGTTAACCCTAATCTTGGTGCTGGTTGCATTTGAAACCCTAACGCTAGGAATAACACCACTAAGCATGCGAAAAATGTACAAAGCAGATAAAGTGATGTATAAGATAACTTCGCTAAATACTTCATGTCACTTCCTCCTTCCGTTAATCCATTCGATTAAGTTTGCTGTGCTGTAACGTGATGAGATTCCTTCAATATGAACGAACTGAAAATCATCTCGTTTTCTTATTTCATTGAATACTGCAGCGCTACAACCTATAAGATCCATAGCTTCTTCCCTCGAAACTGTTGGATGATATTTCTTTGTCAGTTTGTCCTCAAGCTGTTCAGCAATTGCATCTGTTAAATTGTTAATAACTTCTGGTGCAAACATTTAATCACCTCTGATTTCAGTTTCAATCTCTTTAAATATCACTTTTATTTCTTTAAAGTGTGGTAAGATTTTCTCTAACTTTTTCATCGCATCTTTGTAACCTGCTTCATATCCTCTTTCATATTCATCTTTTTTAGGTGTTTTTAATTCAAGTTCATCGTAATTTCCATGCGTATATCTTAAAATCGCATCTGATACTTCATCTGATGGAATCGCACCACCATTGATTAACCTAGAAATATAAGTAGCTGTAACACCTACTACGTTCGCAACTTTTTGAACACCATGACCTTTTTTCATTCGTACTTTCTGCATTTCGCTAATAATTTGCTTTTTATGTTCCTCAGAATATTTCATCTCTCTCACCTCTACTCTTTCTTTCGGCATCTGCTTACATGCTTAAGTCATCGCAATGATCTTTAGATGTATTATGACGCGGCTCATATCATCGCCTACTCTCGCTCTTTAAACATCTAAGCAGATGCCGAATTCGTTATTAAATTCTGCGTTCCATTTTGTAACGCTGATTTCTTGTTTTGGATAATTCTTGCGGATTCAATTGATAATCTATAATGATTTTGTCGATTAGCGCCTGTGCTTCAAAAATCACATCTTGCGTTTCACTAGCGATACGTCTTACATTCTCAATGTCTTCTTGACTGCAATATTCAGGGCGTTTATCAATACGATAGAGATTTAGAACATCAATTACTTCTCGTATTTCATTGAGCATTCTCTCTTTTATACATATACGATGATCATCAAATACTACTTCTGATGGTGCTGGTGTCGTGTATCCATTCGAGAATTCGTATGACATTTCTTTGATTAGGATTGGATCATCACTTCTTTCGTAACTTGTCATTAATATTTCAGATGAGATATTGCGACGTCCCTTCTCGATATTGCAGATATTTGGTTTAGTAGTAAGTAACATGTCTGCAACTTGTGATTGAGTTCTACGAGTTCTTTGTCTATGTCTCTGTATACTTGTTTTCATAATTGTTTTCTCCTTGAATATTTTTAGGTCTTTAATGTTTACGTGCTTTTGGTCTATACTTTAGGTACGGTGTTGGTCACACCGTACAATTACATTTGGTCGTGTAATTGATGGTTTATAAGGCTGACTGAGTTTGGTCGCTCAGTCGGTCATTCATTTGATAACAATTGTTATCATTTGATATAAAAAAAATATCTTCAAAATTTACATCCATAGCATTGCAGATTTCTTTTGCAGTTTTTGCAGAAATACCTTTGTTGTTAAATGCTTTATTAATAGTTACATAAGTTAAACCTGTCTTTTTAGACAAATCTTGTTGTGTTAATCCTTTAGATAACATAACAGCAAATAGTTCATCTTTTGGTTTGATTTTCATCATTAGCACCTCCTTTGATAACTTTTGTAATCTTGCTGTTGTTATCAATATACAACTAAAAGTTAACTATTGCAAGCATTATTATATATTTTATTTATATTTTTTTATCAATAGTTTTATTAATGTTTTATAATGTAAGCAGGTGATAACAAATGGAAGCAAAAAAATTCGGACAATATCTAAAAAAATTAAGATTAGAACAAGGCTACACAATAAGACAAGTAGAAATGAAAACAGGTATATCTAATGCTTACCTATCTCAAATTGAAAACGGTAAAAGAAATATACCTACTGCACAAATTCTTAAAAAATTAGCGCCTGTATATCGTGTTGGAACGACAGAATTATTAACAGCTGCAGGATATTTAGAAAAAGACAGCGATGTTAGTTCAAAAAAACCAGAAACTCTCGTATTTAATCATCTAGAAGGTTTTTCTGATTTAAGCGAAGAAGAACAAAAAAGAATAGAACAATCATTGATAGAGCAAGCTGAATTTTTGATCGCAAAAGCGAAGAAAAATAAATAATTAAATATAAGGGGGATGGATAAATTGAAAAAATTAATTATTGGTTCATTGGCATGTAGTTTAATGTTAACCGGTTGCGGGTCAAAAGATAGTAATAATGCGGGGAACGATGATGTCAAAACAGAAGAAAAAGCAATAGGACAAGCTGGACCAACTGTTGTGACTGATCCTATTGAGTTTATTACAATGAAAGATGTGGTGCTAAACGATACTGAAAGCGGCGCATCTTATAAAATAGTTAAAGTATTCAAAAATAACTCTTCAGATAAAGATGGTTTTAATAATATCGACAATAATGGTTTTGTTAATAATCTAGCCTTCGCATTAGTTCAAAACACAGAAGACAATACATTAGGTTTAGGTTACTTTGGAGAAATACGAAATAATACAGAAAAACATATCGAGTTTCTTGGAGGTATTGAATTTACCACTAATACTGGTGAACAACTACGTCCTGAAGGTGGAGTATTTACTCAAGGTAATAAGTTAATAAAAGATTACAATCCAAATGTTAAATCTAAAGGTTTCGGAATAGTTCCTCTAGAGTACCAGGACGAAAAACCTAGTTCAATTGATGTAATTATTGAACAGCCACACAACAATGACGATACAGATACATGGGGAGAAGATGTAACTATCAAAGATTTAAAATAAATTTAAGGGATGGGATATAGTTGGAAAAAGTTGTTATAGAGAAATATCTAGTTGATAACGGAGAAGTATTTGATCATCTAATTGAAGCAGATTTAAACAATTTTACTTCTACTAATTATGCAGCAATAAAAAAAGGTTCCCCCACATTTAATCTTATAGAGATAGAAACAGTAAAAAAAGCATCAACATCAGATGGTGTTAAGGGTAAGGAAGAAAAAATTACAAATCACAAAATTCTAAAGACATTTGATTTATCTAATGTAGTTTCAGCAGATTTAGATAAATTTCTAATGAGTAAAGTTTATAGATTTGATAATGGAGACGTTATAAGGGTAAATCAAAACAATGAAATATTTGAGGATTATCTTAAACAATTAAATATTAAATTTAATGAGTTAGAAAGACCATGGTATAAAAAGATAGTAGGATTCAGAAGTGGGACACCATGGAAGATGATCTTATCATCGCTAATTATATTAACACTACTATTTTTTACTTTAACAGTATTGCCAAGTGCAGTAAGTGGAATATTGATTCCCTTGCTAGGAATAGTTAGTTTTGCAGGTATTTTATATTATAGTTTTAGAGGAGCGAAAAATTTAAAAAACAAAAGCAAAAACAAGAATATAGCCCTTCCGTTCTTTATGTCCTTAGCATTATTTTTCTTAGCGATGTCGGTTAGCGAAGCAGATGAATCCACTAACCCAAAAAGTGATAGTAATGATAAAGATAATGCTAAACAAACACTTGTCGCTACCCCTGCCGTTAAAAAAACTAGTGAAAAAGAAGATGTAACCACAGAAGAAGTGACAACTGAAAAACCAACTACCGAAAAGCCGACTACTGAGAAACCAACTACCGAGAAACCAACTACTGAAAAGCCGACTACCGAGAAACCGGAAAAAGCTTCGATAGATAAAGATAAAATAGGAACTGTTGCACGTTTCCCAGCAGAATTCACTAGACATATAGATGGTGACACGAGTGTATTAAACATAGATGGACAAGACAAAAAAGTTAGATACTTACTAATCGACACTCCTGAAACTAAGCATCCAAGAACTGGCGTTCAACCTTTTGGTCCAGAAGCTTCTGCTAGAACTGAAGAATTATTGTCTAATGCATCTAAAATTGAAGTAGAATACGATGTAGGAGAAAAAACCGATAAGTATAACAGAGATTTAGCTTACGTATATGCAGACGGACAAATGATCAATGAAATACTTGTTAGAGAAGGATTAGCAAGTGTTAACTACCTCTATCCTCCTAATACAAGATATTTAGATACTCTTAAAAATGCTGAAGCTCAGGCTAAAGCAGAAAAACTTGGTATCTGGTCTTTAGATAGTGCTTTTGAAAGAGATAACAACTCTAGTCAAAACTCAACTAATAACTATCAGCAGAACACTAAACCCGCTGGAAACAACCAAACATCGAATTTTGTACAACAACAACCTTCTAATGCAGGTGAAAGCTTTGCAAATTGTACTGAATTAAGAAAAGTTTATCCAGGAGGAGTACCTTCTACCCATCCAGCTTATACCACTAAAATGGATAGAGATGGAGATGGATATGCTTGTGAAATAAATTAATTAAAGCTAGCTGACCACTAGTACCCTACTGGTCGGCTATTTTTAGAACGATAAACAGAACATATGTTCTTATTTTTAATAAAAATCAAACATACATTCTAGACTTGGGGGAGATAACATGAGAATTGAAGAACTTGTGAATGATATTACAGCGTATATTATCGAGAGAGTTGAGGATTTAAGTATTGAAGCTCTCGCTCATATTTATAATCTTCATATTGCATATAATCACGAAATGAGCTGCTATATGAAGTTGGACGGATGTGATGTTATATTCATTAAATTCGGAACGCCGCAAGATATGTGGTTCAGATTCGCTCACGAACTTGGCCATTATTTTATGCACGTAGGAGTTTCGAAACAAATGCATCCGTCGTATAACTACATGCAGGAAACGGAAGCAGATAAATTCGCACTACTCTTCATGATGCCTGAACGATTAATAGTTGAATATAACTTATTTACAGTTGAAGCAATCATGGATTATTTTAAAGTATCACAGGAACATGCGACAAAACGTGTAGAGTTATTAATCAACAGATCTAAGACACATAAATTAATTGGATTAGAAAGGATGTAGACGATGCATATACAACAACTAGAAGATGGTAAGTATAAGGTTACCTTAGAAGCTCCACGCGACCCCGTAACAGGAAAAAGACAACAGATAACAAGACGTCATAAAAGTAAACGTGAAGCCATCAAAAGAGCTGAAGCAGAATATGATAAACGGATGGCGATGCTCGGACAATATGGTGCATTAAATAATGGCAGTCCTTCATTTAGACAGGTCGCCGAAAAATTCATGGAAGAATATAAGAAGAAAGAGAAAATAAGTACCTATACATCGAGAAAACAAAACCTGGTTAAACTCTATGATTTTTTCGATTATATCGAAATAAAGAAGATAAATCATAAGATGTGTCAGAATGTCATCGATGAGATGATGTTAGGAGAGAAAAGGATATATTCTAAGGCGTACACACAGAGCGTTAAAGGAACGTTAAATCTTATCATGGATTATGCGATGAAGAATGGAATAATCAGCGTAAACCCTGCTCTAAACTGCAAATACCCTAAACCACTTGTAACTGTGGAAGAATTGGAAAGTACAGAGTTCTTTGAAGAGTCAATCTCTAAAGAAGACACACGTGCTATATTTGAGGAATTTAAGTCAGATCGATATAAATATAAGGATTCCTACGAATTCTTTCTGACAATGTATTATACAGGTATGCGACCAGGTGAAGTCATGGCTTTGAAGATAAAGGACATAGATTTTGAAATGAATGAAATACGCGTAACAAAGACGCTTTTCAATCCTGATGATAAAAAGCGTGGTCACAAACTAATACCACCTAAAAATAACAATAGTCGGATTGTTTCATTTTCTGATACGCTTGCTGTAGAATTAAAGAATATAATAACAAAACGTAAACAGACTAAAGAAGTTTTCGGTGAACAATATATTGATGAAGATTTTTTATTCTGCGACCATTTCGGCGATCCATACAAATCAGGATTAGTGTATAAACGATTCAGAGTTGCTTGTAAGGCTGTAGGAATTGAAGATAAGAAGTTTCGTCCTCACACATTCAGGCATACCCATACTACTAATTTAATTGAAGCTGGAGTATCTCCAAAAGATATTCAGGAGCGATTAGGTCATAAAAGTATTAATACGACATTAGGCATATATGCACATGTCACTAAAAAGTCACGTGCCCAGGTCGTTAAAAAATTTGATGACCACATGGAAAAAGCGTTAAAACTAGATAAAGAAGAAATAGAAAATTGA